AACTCATCGTTACCCCATGATGTGTCTTCCCACGTTTTAGGGAATGAGTAAGGCGCTTTGTAATCTTCCCAAGTAATCATACTGCATACTCCATATTTGATTTTAAAAACCATCTTTCAAGCGTGTCTTCATCAGTGAGGATATACGCAACGGTCTTCTTTACTTTAGCAAAACGAAAACCTTGATCTCCGCAGAGTGTGTTGCCAACCCACACCTTATGTGGATACTCAGGAAACATGCCAGTGTCATTAACACTGTATTCAAAGTAGTTACCTACTTCCTTTTCAGTAAAACAACCTATTGGTGCTACCGTGTGGTTATAAAATGCCATTATGCTACTACCTCCTGAAAGCCGAAGCTATCAACCATATGAATTTTTCCTGTAGAGGTATCTTCGATAAGATCTCCAACAGAAGTAGAATGACCCATTCTGAATCTCTCAACAGATTCGTCTTCTTCCCATAAGTTAGTGATTCTAAATACACTTTCCAAACAGTCAGCTTCAACCTTGTAAGTATCGGTAAAGTATTTGAGATCTTCTGATTTGAAACCNACCTTTCTTAAACCGTGCATGTAGTCCATCTTGACTCTCCAATGATCAGACTCTGCAATTGCTCCATCCCATCCTTTTTGGTTAGGCAGTTCTCGTTCTTCCTTAGGAATGGCAACTTGTTTAACGATATAGGTATTTTTCATATTTGATCCATTTGTTTAATTTATACAGTTATTATAAACGGTTTCATAAAGAATGTCAATGGTTTTATGAAAATAAACTAACTTTTTTTAGATCAAATAGGAATATGGATAGAACTGGAAGGAATATAGAAATGAAATCCGCCGATTAAGACGGATCCCACGTTTTGTCAAGCATCGATTGAGCATGACTTCTGAGTATTGGGTTTGCTTTAATTAAAACATCCAATAGGTACTGTTTTTCGTACTTGTAAGCTTTGTGAAAGAACTTAGGATCGTGAGGTATGATGGTTTCACTGTTATGTATTAAATCAGCAACCTTTATTGTCTGAGCTTCTGCAGGTCCCATCGCAAAATGATCAGCATCCATCTTTTTACGAAACGCACGATTGCCGTCAGATTGTTCAGAAACGTTAGAACAGAAATGAACGTACTCAGCAACAGTCGTACCAAATGCTTCTTTTATTTCTGAAAGCGTTACCGGTGTATCTTCAACGACGTCATGTAATAACGCAGCTGCAACCATCTCTGGTGTATGGTCGGGAATTGTTTCAATTATCTTTGAAACTCCAATAGGATGCGCAGAGTAAGGTTCTCCGGTATACTTTCGTCTTTGACCGTCGTGAGCTTTAATAGCTAACATTAACGCGTCTTGTATTAATTGTTTATCTGTCATGAGTTAATTATATACCATTATGAAAGACTTGTCAACTACTTTTTGATAAAATATGCCATGAATTCTGATGGTAAGTTCCACCAATCACTAGCAAGAATAAGTTCGTCGTTCCACATTCCTTTACGATGATCTTCGTTTTGATATTTCAAACGACCTTCATCTTCATACTTTTTAAGGAATTCATTACGGAACTTAATCATATCACGATTACCTGAATCCGCATGACGACGATGTACTTCAACTGCAATATGACCAACGTTATTGTAGATCCAATCAAAGTTTTCTTCTGTTAAGATATCGTACTCTCCACCTTCACAATCAATTTTGAGAAAGTCGATTTTTTCGATACCATAATGTTCAATGAATTCTTTAAAGCGAAAACGTTTAAAATCTCCAGAACTGTCACCATCATAGATATGAGTAATATGATCGTCAGTATTCATAATAGCAGCATGACATGGAACTACTTTAGATTCAACTTCATTAATAACATAAGGAAGAGTATTGTTTATTGCCGTTTTTAATAGATGCTGATTTGGTTCAATCATATAGACTTTACTTGCACCAGAATCGAGAGCATGACAACTAAACATACCAACACAAGTACCAACATCAACTACGACATCACCTTCTTTTACTTGGCCCCACCATTCATAATCCTTATTAATAAAGAATTCTTTTCTCATGTTTGCTACATGATCCATGTCGAGAAAACCCATGTCCATATTTTTGTTTAGCGTATTGTGATTCATAATCATATCCTATTAATGTATTAGTTGACTTCCTTCCGCAACTAACCCATCTATCATATCAAATGTTTGGTCGCCGTGTCCTGACTTTATTAAATCAACGACGGTCGGAAATTCTGTTTCTGTTTCAACTGTCAGTGTAGACAACTGTCTTTGTTTCTTGGGTGGGAATAGATCTGTTATATAATTCTGAGCAGTCCTTTCAGTTTTAAACGAACAAGCCGTAGTTAAACCAAATGGGTTGTTGGCTGCAAAACATGCATATACTCTACCATCATCTTCCATTCCTAGGTCATATCCATTATAGGTTCCTAAGAATACACCCATGTTTTCATCCGTTATTATGTACCGTATCTTTTTCATAGAGCTCTTTATATGTTGACCTTACAGCTTTAAAATGATCATTGTAATCAGCAGGCTCAAACTCAAACACTTGAGGTTCACTGCCATCAACTCCAATGAATATCACTCCTTTCTTTACTTTATGACCAGTCATTTCTTCAAATGCTTTTGCGTAGAAGGATACTTGCATATAATAGTTTAGAATCCATTCTTCTTTCTTTGGTCTCTTTGATGTTTTAAAATCAACGACCGCAAGTTCTCCATCCCATTCAGCAATACAGTCAACTTGACCTGCTGTTTCTAATTCATTGGAATATAAGAAACACTCCTGGTACCAAATATTATTTATTCGTTCATCAAGAATGGGTTTCATTGTATTAAACATATGAAGATTAGCAGGCATATGCTTCTTGCCGTAATCTGGATCGTTATCCAAATAGTCTTCACAAAGTTTATGAACTGCGGTACCACGTCGAGCGGCTTGAGTAGATATTTTGTTTGCTTCTGCATGGCCAACGCGATCACGCCATTTCTGTATATCTTCTTTTCCAAGAATACCTAATACAGTAGTGACTGATGGATAACCTTTGCCTGATGGAGTTTGGTAAATACGTTTACCATCCACTGAAGCTCTTGTTATTTTTCGAGGACGGGAGCCTCTGAGTTGTGTTCAAATAATTTCATAATATAATCCAATAAGTTAAGTTGAAAGGGTGGCCTTGCGACCACCCCCTCGATTTAAGCCACCATACGAGGCTTGAGTTCGGTTCTCTCCTTTGCTATAATGTATTCTTTAACTAAACCACTTCTTACGATATCTTCAATTCCAAATTGAACTACCNTAAAGGAATGGTCCATACGAGATAGGACTTTGAGAAAATCCTNAAGTCCTGAGTTGTCATGTTTGTGTCTAGTTCCAGCAAGATCATCCTGGGCAGTATCNCCACAGAATATGATTCGTGACGAATCTCCGACTCGAGTAATAATACTATCGAGTTCGTGATAAGTCATACTTTGGCATTCGTCTACAATAATAATAGAATTATCGAATGTTAAACCTCTAACGAACGATGACGTCATAAATTTGACTGAAGACTTTTGAGATAAGATACTCCATGCGTCTCCTCGGCCAAATAAATCATTAACTATATCAGCATAAGGTAAAGAATAAACTGCTTCTTTCTGCTGCAGAGTCCCAGGCATAAAACCTTGCTCTCTTGTTTGGACTGCAGAACGTACAATAATAACTTGATGATAATTATCGTTGCTTAGTATATCACATAAGCCTAGATAAAGACCACACATTGTTTTTCCNGTTCCTGCTGTACCAATTGCAGCTATATTATAACCTGCGTTATAACTATCGAAAAAATGAGCTTGGTTATCGGTTAAAGGACTAATCTGATTCATACTGAATTTAGTATCCATTCTTGAACCTTCCTTTTCCCTCCGCGACATTTTTTTATCCTTTGCTGTTATACGACGTGCTCTTGACATAAAACTCTCCTTTGCATCAACAGATGTAAGAAGCAATTGAAATTACTTCCAATCGTTGATTTTGTTTCCAGTGTATGATTTGTTTTCTTTCATTGATGTAAGTATATCACGAAAGCCTTGATCCGGTTTCATCCGTCCAAGACGCGCAGACTCAATCACGGGCTGTCCGCTAAGAATGATAGATTTTAAATGGGGGTTGTCTTTTTTGAACTGGTCTATCGCAGACATCGACATGAATTTCTCGAATTGCTCACCAGTTTTTGTATCTTCAAAGGTATATGTAGGCATTAGTTTCCAATCTTATATTCCATAATAGTATTTATACGATAGATTCGTAGATTTCTTTCCAATTCTTAACTTTTACCAAATTATTATTTTCGTAATCTTTGTTAAAGTCATGTTCAATCAGAATAGATCTAAGTCCCATATCGAGTCCGCATTCAGCATTAGAAGGTTTNTCTTCAACCCAAATACATCCACTATCTTTATAAGGTAATAGACCGTCGTCCTTATCGGCTCCACAATCCAAACATACCACTCTCTCAAATACATCTTTACCAAACAATCTTTCGAGATTCTGTTCTCTTAGTTTACCGGCATAGTAATCAGTACTGAGACTAGTAATACAATGAAAAACATAACCTTCACTATGGAGTTTCTTGACATATTTAATTGCATCCCTGAGGCCTGGTAAAAATCCGATTCTTGCAGACTCGTTAAACTGTCTTACAAGTTGTCTTGATTGTTCCTTTGTAATACCAAAGGTTTGTGCTACGTCGTANTGACCTTCTTCAATAACGGTATATCCGTTTTCATTCATGTACTTATAGAATGCATACTTCCAATCAAGGAGTACTCCATCGCAATCTACAAGGATTAGCTTTTCTGCTCTGTGATCCATATTATTCCTGTTCATTATTAATTTATATAGATATTATAACACAGTTATAGGATCTTGTCAATAGTTTTATGAAAGAAAAGCTCTTTTATCAGAAAATTTCTGCTTTTGAAGGTCTTTTCTTGCCTGATTTTTCTTTTTCTTTTGTTTCCGATCTTGTATCTTCGGTTCATACCAATCATCAGAATGAATGGTTGATTTGCGCTGCCGAGGCATAGCAATTTTCCTTATTATCTAAAGTTAAGTGGATCTGTGAATAGTGTTGGAAAAGCTGCTTCTAATGTTTTCTTAGTTATTCCTTTAATAGGAGTATGACTAATCATATTCTCTGCAAGCATTCTTGAATCAGATGGATTCAAATCTTCAAGCAACTGAATAAACAATGCTTCTCTTCTATTCTTATTGAGGTTGTCGTATCCGCCACCTTTAAAGAATATTCGTAAACGTCTTGCTTCTCTATATAACATAGTATCAAGGTCAACGAGTTCGTTCTCTTTNAANGGNGGTGGAGTATCTGGTANTAAGAACTCGATATCTTCATCATAAATCAAACGAAGAACCTGTCTTAATGGAACNGTGTCGTGTTTTTGTAAGTGCTCGACTTTTCCTTTTACACTTTTTTCTTTTGCAGCACCATTGATGATATCTGCTATTGATATTCTTAACATATTAAAAAT